AAACTTTGCTGTCTTCGCCTATTTTACAGGTCCTGGTAACTTCTCTCCTCCAGCATACAACTCATATTTTTTTGTGGGTACTAGAGGATACGGTGGTTGGCGACAATTTGGTGGTGTAAGGATTTGGCAATTTACTGGTATCAGAAACTTTACTGGTGTTAGATACTTTGTGGGTCCAAGAACTTTTCTGGGAACTAGAACTGTAAACTATCTGGGTACACGCTCCGCCAACTTTGGCGTATCTCAAAACTTCTTGGGGTATTATGGATTTGCTTCTAATGCCAACTTTGCCAGTAACGCAACCTTTGGTGTTTCGATAGCATTTGCGGGAGTCACTCCTGCGAATTATGCTGGTACCAGAAACTTCTTGGGAGTTACCCCAGCAAACTATGGTGGTACCAGAAACTTTGCTGGCATAAGAAACTTCTTGGGAGTTACCCCAGCACAATATACTGGTAACAGGAATTTCTTGGGAGCAAGAACTTTTACTGTATCGCAAGCATTCGGAGGAGTTACACCAGCAAACTATGCGGGACCAAGACCAGCAACATTCTCATCACAGTTTTCCGCTGCTTTCGCAGGTTTTGTAGCAATAACTTTTGTAGGAACCAGAAACTATGCTGGTGTGAGAGGATTTGCTGGTTCAAGAAACTATGCTGCTCAATATAGCGTCAGCACTGCTTTTGTGGGAACCAGAAATTTCTTAGGTATTCGAGGATTTGGTGGATCTAGAAATTATGCATCAACTTACACTGTCGCGCAAACTTTCGTCGGCACTCGTAATTTTTCTGGTGTTAGATCGTATTCAACTAATTTCGCAGGAAACTATACAAACCAATACACAGGTCAGTACACTGGAGAAACACTAACTAGTACTCCTGCAACCATTGAAACTTATACATTATACGTGCGAGTAGAGTAATACATTATGAATTTTCATGAGAAACCGATGAATACTGCGGTAATCCGCAATGCAGAATTTATTGAACTATTAGATGAATACGCTGACTTTGTCAAATCTATAGATTTAAATAGAGTGGCAAATTTACATCCGGATGAAGATGCCGACTGGTATTGTTCTCAGGAATATTGTAACCAAATAATGCATAGAGGTCGAGAACATTTTGGGTTTCCTGAAGCAGCGCGTGGATTTGAGGTAAGAGCTGATCAATTCCGCTACAAAGATCTTGATGGTCAGGTAGAGTTAGGTAAAATCGGAGAAGAACTAGTAAACGAAGTTTGTATGTTCTTGGGTGCGCATAGAAAAGCATTGTCTATGGTATATCCTCCTGGTGGTTTTATTGGTTGGCATAATAATGCTAATGCGGGTGGATATAATATTATCTTTACTTGGTCTGAAAAAGGCGACGGTCAATGGGAACATATAGACCCAATAACTAAAGAACATGTTGTCATCCCAGACGTTGAGGGGTGGCAATGTAAGTATGGGTATTACGGTACATATGACGAGCATGATAAAATTGTATACCATTCTGCTCGTACTAATTGTTTACGCAGCACAATTGCGTTTGTTTTTAACAGTGATGAAACAGGTAAAAGAATGGCAGAACACGTAGTTGAGGAAATTCAAACTGCCTAAATAGTAGTTGTACTGATAATAACAACTATAAGAAGGTTAAACCTTGGCATCATCAGCACAGTTTATCCCATACGTAGACGATACGTATCACGCTCCTGGATATGTAGGCGGCGAGCATAGACTCGTCGTTGAGTTGACAGCGCAAGAAGCTACAGTAAGTGCTGCTGTTGAGATAACTAAAAAAGGTTCTGGTGCTGTTCAAGCGCAAGATGCCACCACCTCTGCTACCACAAAACGTACAGTTATTGCATTAGAAGCAGATCTACATGACGGTCCTTCCGTTCTTGTAGACGTTGCTGGTGACGGTGAACGTTCTGTTGTAACTGTTGTTGCAGCAGCGGAAGTAGATACTCCTTCTCAAGTTACAGGTGTTGCCGAAAGGATTATTGATGCTTCTGGTGCACTTTCCATTGGCGAATCTTCTGTATCCGGCGCAGGTGTCCGTACCTCTAACAATATTTTATCTTCTGTTCAGGCGCAATCCTCTACTGTAAGCGGTAATTCAAATGCTCAACGCAACGCATCCGGTGCTGTTCAAGCACAAGATGCAACTATAGTTGGAGTTGCCGAAAGAACTATAAATGCTTCAGGAACGCTTGCCGCTCAATCTTCTGTAGTAACAGGTATTGCTGAGCGAGAGATCGACGATCAGGGTGGTAATGCGTTACAGCAATCTTCTGTACCTATAGTATCTGGCGTCGCTGAAAGAGTTATCACTTCAAGCGGTTCTTTAGAATCTCAACCTATTGGTGGAGTTGTAGGTTCAGGTAATATTGGTTATAATACCAGTTCTGCCCTACAAACACAATCTTCTGTAGTAACTGGTGAAGCAGAAAATATTATAACAGGTACAGGAGTATTACAGCAATCTTCTGTGCCTGTAGTATCTGGAGTTGCAGAAAGGATCATTACTGGTTCAGCTGCTATACAAGCAGAAGGATTGACAGCATTTGGTGTTGCTGATCGTATTATTGTAGATGTGGACGCAACCCCACAAACACAAAGTTCTTCTGTAACAGGTTTAGCAGAAAATAGTATTGTATCTCAATCTGCTGCACTACAAACGCAGTCTTCAACAACCGTTGGGGTTGCTGAACGCATTATAGTACAAGAAGGTGCTGCACAGTTTAAACCAACTGACAACAATGTTGTCACTGGTCAAGGTGTAAGGAAAAAGAATGCCTCTGGCGCATTACAACAATCTTCTGCATCTATAGTAACTGGTGTAGCAGAAAGGATTATTACACCAGATGATGCAAACCTTACTGCCTCTGAAGTCGGTGTATCTGTCGTTACTGGTATTTCTGAACGTGAAGTCGTACAGACTGGCGATGGTAGTTTAGAAGCACAGTCATCAACAACCGTTGGTGTCGCTGAACGTATCATAGTACAAGAAGGTGCAGCAGCATTTAAACCAACTGACAATAATGTATCAGTTGGTGTTGCTGAACGTGTTATTACTGGTTCTGGCGATCTACACGATGGACCAGCAGTTCTTACTGATGTTGCTGGTGATGCTGAGAGACAAATCAACACCACTTTTGCTGCAATTATCCACGACGATGATGCTGATGTTGTTGCCACAATTAATGTGGGCAGAATTACTTCTGCGGCACTGAGCACAAATAGTTCTACCGTTGCTGCTGTAGTTGAAATAACCAGTAATCAATTGGGTGATGCTGAATTCCAACCTTCTGCTAATAATCTTGTCGTTGGTCTTGCTGAACGTGTAGTCACTGCTGGTAGCATTGTTTTACAAGTATCTGAAGTAATAACAGGTTCGGTCAGTGGTGTTGCTGAACGCGAAATAGTTACAGAGTCTGGTTCTATACAAGCACAACCTTCCGTAGTAACTGGTTTAGCAGAGAACAAGATAGTTTCACAATCCGCTGCACTACAAGCGCAGTCGTCAACAACAGTTTGTGCTGCTGAGCGCATTATTACGCAAGAAGGTGGCGGTGCTCTTAAACCTACTAATAATCACACAGTTACTGGACTGGCAGAAGTTAAGAAAACTGGTTCCGGACACCTCGGTGCTGTCGGTTGGGGTGTTGGTGGTAATGCTACTCGAATAGTAGTAGACACTGACGCAACTCCTGCTGCTCAATCTTCAACGATTGCCGGAGTTGGAGTAAGAACTTCTAATACAATCGATGGTGCTTTAACTGCTGCCGAAATTGGTGTTTCGGTAGTTGCTGGTAATGGCGAACGTTCAATTGTAACTGAACAAACGGCAATGGTGGTAGACGACCCATCAGACGTAGTGGGCGTCGCTGAGAGAGAAATAACTGGTACTGGTACAGTTGGGCATAGGTTCACCCCAGAGACCGTTGTACATACTGTATCTAACAACGGTTCTGCTAGTTGGAAGGTAGACGGGCAAACTAATCCAACATTAGAATTCCACAGAGGATCTACATACATATTCTCTGTAACTGCATCTGGACATCCTTTCTGGATTAAATCTTCTCCTGGCACTGGTACTGGTGGCGCATACAATGATGGCGTCACTAATAATGGAGATGATGTAGGAACGATTACATTTGTAGTTCCGGATAATGCACCAAGCACCCTTTACTACAATTGTCAATACCATGGTAGTATGGGCGGTACGATTACTGTATTACCTGCACTTTCAAATCAACTTCAAAATTCAGTCGTCACTGGCGCTGCTGAACGTGAGTTGCTCGCTGGTAATGTTGCTATAGTTGCTGATGATTGTGTAATAACTTCAACAGCACAAATTACATCAAATTCACAAGGTCAATTGTCTGCTCAAGATGCAGTGGTTGTTGGTCTATCTGAGCGCACCATAGTTGATGTTGATACTACTGTTGTTGATCAAGACGCGGTTGTTTCTGGTGCTGCTGAACGTGAGATAAGAACATCGGCAACGCTAGTACCAACTGCGAATAATATAGTTGCTGGTATTGCTGAACGCGAAATAAGATCAGCAGTAACTTTATCTGCGCAAAATGTAGTAGTATCGGGTGTCGCTGAAAGAATTATAACTGGAGTAGATACTAATCTAACCGCTGCTGAAGTTGGTATATCAGCGGTTGTGGGTAACGCAGAACGTAAGGTTGTTGTTGCCGAAGGTAATCTAACTGCTGCTGAGATTGGCGCATCTGGAGTCGCTGGTGTTGCTGAACGCGAGATTGAAACAAATAATATTACACAAGCACTTGCTGCTAGTGACGTAACAATTTCTGGTGTTGCCGAAAGGATTATTGATGCTGGTTCATTAACAATACGACCTACAGAATATAACATTGTTTATGCTGTCGCAGAAAGAACTATTGTGGCGTTGGATACGAATCTAACTGCTTCCGAAGTTGGTCTATCTGTAGTAGTTGGCGATGCCGAGCGTGAGGTAATTACTGAACAATCGGCACTGATAGTTGACGATCCTTCTGACGTTGCTGGATCAGCAGAGAGGATTGTTACAGGCAGTGGAGAAAGAATCACTCATATGGTATCCCGAAGCGGGAACAGTGCATGGGTGATTGATGGTGTACAGAATCCAACATTAGAATTCCATAAGGGTTCCAAGTACATAATCAAAGTTAATACACCAGGACATCCTTTCTGGATAAAGTCTGTACCAGGAACATCCTTCCCTATCGGTACTGGAACAGAAAATGCTTATAATGATGGTGTAACTAATAACGGAGAAGACAACGGAACAATAGTATTTGATGTTCCATTAAACGCACCGGACAATCTTTACTACAATTGTCAGTACCATCCGAATATGGCAGGTACTATAGATGTGCAAAAGATTGTCGCACCTATTGCGCAACCTTCTGATGTCAGTGGAGTAGCAGAAAGAGAAATTAGATCAGCAGTAACATTAGAAGCACCTGCATCCACCGTCAACGCAACCACAAATGTTATTATTAAACCTCGTGGTATCTTAGAGTGTACTCCTTCTCTGGTAGAAGGTACTGCGAAGAGAACTGTACAAGATGTTGTTCCTAATCCTGCTGCGCAAAGTTCTACGATAGCAGGTGTTGCTGAGCGTATTGTAGAATTAGAAGTAGAAGGCGCGATAGATGGTGACGTTAACACTGATCCTTCAACTGTTGCTGGTGTTGCTGAACGTATAATAAGACCAGTAGTAACTCTATCTTCAGAAGATTCACAAGTTTCTGGCGTTGCTGAAAGGAAGGTGGTTTCTGTTAGCACCGCTGTTGCTGCTCAAGATGTTACTGTAGTCTGCTCTGCTGAGAGAATTATAACTAGTGTAGAAGCAGATCTTACTGCCTCCGAAGTTGGCGTATCAGTGGTTGCTGGTGTTGCTGAACGCGAGATAGATGATCAAGGTGGTGATGCTCTCACTACGGTAGATTGCCTTGTAACAGGTGTTGCTGAAAGAATTATAAAAGTACCGTTTGCTCCGGATAGTAACGGTGTTGCTATACCAAGGTCTGGTCCATCTACAGTCAATGCTGTTACGAAACGAACTGTATTTGTGATAGAAGCAGATCTAACTGCTGATGAAGTTGGCGTATCAAATGTTGTAGGAACTGGTGCTAGAAGAGAAGTATCTGCTGCGGTACCATTAGTGAGATCGTTCCGAATAACTAAACCGAAGCAAGTAACAATTGTTATTAGAACCAAACCATCTGCCATAGAAGCAGTATAAATAGAATAGAAATAAGTAGTCGGGCATAACAAATGGCATTGTATGAAGATTTATATGTAGACCAAGGAGCAGATGCTAGATGGCGTTTGCGACTCCTTGATGCAGACGGAACTAATAGGAACTTGTCTCAGTCTATAATCAGAGGAAAGATCAACCGTAGTTATGGTGCAGATTCTTCTGAGAAAATTTCATTTGAAACTGCGATAGTTGCTCCTGCTACTGATGGGATTGTAGATATAATCCTTACTAACACACAAACTGATGCCCTGACGAGGAGAAGGTATGTGTATGACGTGGAGTTACAGTACACGGATTCGGCGACAGGTGATCCGTATGTAGAAAGAATTTTAGAAGGCAAGGTAATTGTATCTAAAAGTGTGACTAAATAATTTTTTGAATATTTGAGGATTATAAATAATGGGTATTAAGACTAAAACTGGTCTTGGGAAGTTGACGGGAACTGCCACTGTTATCCGAAAGGATGGCACTCGTGAAGAGGTGAAAGTGACCGCGAAAGTCTCGAAAGAGCAACTGGCAAAACTTGTCGCCGACGGCAAGAAGTCAGAAGAAAACCAAAAGTAATAACATCCTAAAAAGGAGATAAAAATGGCTGTTACTCACCCAACTGACGTTCGCAACGGTATTGCGGATTATGTTGTTGATCTGATTGACGCTGGCGGTGCTGGTTCTATTAAGTTTCAGAACGGTGGCGCAAGCGATTCAGTAGTTGCTTCACTTACTTTTAGTGCTACTGCATTCGGTGGCGCTGCTAATGGTATTGCTACTGCTGCTGCAATCACAGACGACACTAACTGCAAAGCAGGTACTGTAACTAAGTTTACTGTATTCTCCGGTGCTGGCGACTCTTGCTTCACTGGTTCCGTAACTGCTACTGGTGGTGGCGGTGACATTATCTTGTCATCTACTGCTATCGGTGCTGGCGACACAATTAGTATTTCTTCACTTACTTACGAAGCACCAAATTAATCGTAAGTTTGTTGTCGTATGGGGGAATACGTTCCCCCACTACTTTGCCTAAGGATATGATGGTATGGCCGATCTCACTCTACGTTTAACAAAAGGTTCTGCTCTAACTCTACAAGAGTTGGACTCAAACTTTCAGGCATTAGATTCTGATGTTGCCAACCTTTCATCTTCTTTATCAAGTTCTTATGTAACTCTAGCGACCACTCAATCTATTAGTGGTGCTAAGACGTTCTCGAATACTTTAACTGCATCAAATGGTGCAGTATTTAATGGATTGACATATCCTACTACTGATGGTAATGTCAATCAGTTTATGACCACAAATGGTTCCGGCGTCCTTTCTTTTGCTACTGTAGAATCATACGATTCGGTAAAAGTCCAACAGCAGATTGATAGTGATTTTACTAATACTAAAACTACAGCGAATCTGTCTGAACTCACGAACTTATACTTCACTAATGCACGTGCAGATGCTAGAATCGCCGCTGCTTCTATTTTCGATCTCAGTAATGTTACTTCAGGCACTGTGGTAACTAATTTAAATGCTGACAAAGTTGATGGATTCAACGGAATCGGAATTTACGACTCTGCTGGTACACTACTAAACGGATAACAACATGGCAGTAGTTTCATCTCGCGCTGACCTGATCGACTTTTGCCTTCGCCGACTGGGTGAACCAGTTATTGAAGTCAATGTCGACGAAGATCAAATCGAAGATAAGATCGATGATGCCATTCAGTTGTATCAGGAGTTTCATCACGACGCAACTATGCGCGTGTATTACGAACATCAGTTAACTGCTGATGACATTACAAACAAATATATTACTCTACCTACCAATATATTGTATGTAACTAAAATGTTTCCTGTTAGTTCTTCGGTCATTAACAGTTCTAATTTCTTTTCATTCAACTACCAATTTGCCATGAGCGACTTTCATCAACTTTCTGATGTTGGTTATGGTGGTCTGGCATACTATGATCAAGTTCGCCAGTATATGGAGTTGATTGATATGAAAGTCAATGGTCTCCCGTTAATTACTTTTGCACGTCGGCAAAATCGTTTATATATGCACAGCGATATAGAGGATGGCACATTGAGTGCTGGAAAATATATTGCACTTGAGGTTTATCAAACCGTTGATCCAACAGCGCATACCAGTGTTTTCAATGATATGTTTATTAAGGACTACACCACTGCCCTAATTAAAGAGCAGTGGGGGCAAAATATGTCAAAGTTTGAAGGTATGCAACTTCCTGGCGGCGTCACTATTAGTGGCGCACGCTATATCGAAGAGGGCAGAGAAGAACAAGAAAAGATTCGAGAAAGAATGCGTCTCGAACAGGAAGTGCCACCCGACTTCTTTGTGGGGTGACGCATGGCACTCTCTCAACATTTTCGACACAACGTAAGATCTGAACAAAGTCTCTACGAAAATTTAATCGTTGAATCTCTTAAGTTCTATGGGCAGAATGTTTATTACCTGCCACGAGAAGTTGTGTCTAGAGATATGGTTTTCAACGATGAGACTTTATCGGAGTTTAAGTATGCATACCAAGTAGAAGTCTATGTTGAAAACGTAGAGGGGTATGATGGTGACGGAGATCTCTTCCAGAAGTTTGGTGTAGAGATTCGAGATGCCGCCACTATTGTCATGGCACGTCGTAGATTCAATCAAGAGATTCGACAATACCAAGAAAGACCAGGAGAAAAATATTATCGTCCAAGGGAAGGTGATTTAATTCACATCCCTTTGTCTAATTCTACTTTCGAGATCATGAAGGTAGAGGACGAGAATCCTTTCTATCAGTTAGGGCAACTTCCTGTATTCAGAATGCGACTCGAATTGTTCGAGTACAGCACAGAAAGATTCAGTACTGGTACCAATGTTGGTGTTACCCAGATTGAAGAGTTTGCTGCATATCAGTGGCAACTTACTATGGATTCTGCTTCTAACGGATTCACTAGAGGCGAAAGAGTTACTCAGGCATTTGACGATTACGATGTTACTGGTGAAGTGGTTGGATGGAGTGCAGACGATAAGACGCTCTACCTTGGTAATGTAGGCAATACTTCAGGCGAATATAAAACTTTTACAACTACTCGCCAACTCTTCCATGGAGATAGTGTTAACGTAGCATCTTCTATAGCAACTCCAACAGTAATAAGAGAACTTCAACAGATTCAATCTAATGCTGCTGGTGGAGATATAAATCCAACTGGGCAAACTGATGGATGGACTTCAAATGTTACGGACTTTGATGTATCTGTACTTGAGTTTGTAGACTTCAGTGAAGACAATCCATTTGGAGATTTTAGTTAATGTTCGGCACTCATTTTTATCACGAACGGGTTAGGAAGTGCGTTGCAGTATTTGGTGCAATGTTTAACAACCTATACATTATTCGCCGTGATGGTAACAATGTTTATGCCCAGCAAAAAGTTCCTCTGGCATATGCTCCTGCTCGCAAGTTCTTAGAAAGAATAAACGAGATGAATAACGGTGAGGATAACGAAAGACAGTTAGCAATCAAACTGCCTCGTATGTCTTTTGAAGTATTGTCGATAGCATACGACCCTCAACGTCAACTACCAAAAACAAATTACTTTACTAAACAGCATATTGATGACAATACTTCTGGCGCAAAATTCTACACTGGTACGCCATACATCATTACGTTTGAGTTGAATGTTTATGCTAAACAACACAATGATGCACTACAAGTTGTAGAACAAATTCTTCCTTACTTTGCTCCGCAGTATACAGTAAACTTTAAACCGATAGAAGATTATCCAGATATTAAAGAAGATGTTCCTGTAATTTTACAGTCGGTCGCCTTTACTGATAACTTTGAAGGTGCGATGGAAGATCGTAGAACTATTATCTACACTCTCACCTTTGACATGAAAATTAATTTCTATGGTCCAAAACCATCGACTGGTCCTCTCATCACTCGCGTCGATGCAGACCTGTTCAATATGGACGTCAACTCACTGGATTCGGATAGATATCTTGAGACCGTTAGAACTGAAACATCAGCAAGACCTGTTTCGCCTGACTCTGATTATACTATACAAAAAGATGTACTAGATAGTGATAGTCCAGTAAGTTTGCCGCATGAATATGAGTGATAAAGATAATGATTATGAATACGCCAGAGAGACTTTATACGATCTGATCGGTAAAGGTCGCGACGGTGTAGAAGAGATGATCGAGGTCGCAAAGCAAAGCGAACACCCAAGAGCATACGAAGTTCTTGCCAAACTTATAAAAGATACCTCTGACGTTTCTCATCAACTTATGAATCTCCATAAACAAAAGAAGGAGATAGAAAAAGAAGATGTCAAGGCACTACCTAAACAAGAAACGACGAATGTTTTTATCGGTTCGACTACCGATCTTCAGCGTGCGCTCAAACAAGTGAACGAAAAGGATATAACTCCTCAACATGATGCCCTCCCAGATTCAGGACACGACCAAGTTTAAACACGATACTCACTATCTTGGTAATCCTCACGTCAAGAAAGATGGCGTACAGGAGGATTGGACTCAAGAGAAAGTCGCTGAGTATGCTAAATGCATGGCAGACCCCACGCACTTTGCTAAAACTCACCTAAAAATTATCAACCTAAACGATGGTCTCGTGCCGTTTGAGTTGTATCCTTACCAAGAGGAAATGTTTACTCACTTCAACAGCAACCGTTTTACGGTTGTGCTCGCTTGCCGTCAGTCAGGCAAGTCTATATCTTCTGTGGCATACCTGCTTTGGTATGCTATATTTCATCCAGAGAAAACTGTAGCAGTGCTCGCTAACAAGGGTGCGACTGCTCGAGAGATGTTATCGCGTGTAACTCTTATGCTTGAGAATCTACCATTCTACTTGCAACCAGGATGCAAGGTACTGAACAAAGGTAGCATAGAGTTTAGTAACAACTCAAAGATATTCGCCGCTGCTACTTCAGGATCATCCATTCGTGGTCAATCTGTAAACTTGCTGTTCCTTGACGAGTTTGCGTTTGTTGAAAGGGCAGCAGAATTTTATACCTCAACCTATCCCGTAGTTTCGTCAGGTAAAGATACAAAGGTGATCATAACTTCTACCGCTAACGGTATCGGCAATCCTTTTCATAAGATATGGGAAGGTGCTGTACAGGGTGTGAATGAATACAAACCGTTCCGTGTAGACTGGTGGGACGTTCCTGGTCGTGATGAAGCATGGAAAGAAGAAACGATCAGCAACACTTCAAAGATACAGTTTGATCAGGAGTTTGGTAATACCTTCTTCGGCACGGGTGATACATTGATCAATGCTGAAACTTTGTTAAACCTGAAGGCAAGTAGACCCAAGAGGATTCTTGAGGGTGGCGATCTACTTGTTTACGATGAACCTCGCAAGGGGTCACAATACGTCATGTGTGTTGACGTAAGTAAAGGGAGAGGACAGGATTATAGTACGTTTAACGTCATCGACATTAGCAGTAGACCTTTCAAACAGGTAGCAGTGTATCGCAACAATCTTATTTCTCCACTACTCTTCCCAGATATTATTTATAAATGGGCGACTTCTTACAATACTGCATATGTTGTAATAGAATCTAATGACGCAGGTCAATTAGTGTGTACAGGATTATATCATGAACGCGAGTATGAAAACGTACATATGTCCTCTACAGTAAAATCTAGTGGTATCGGCGTAGAGATGACTCGCCGAACTAAACGTCTTGGTTGTTCGGGGTTTAAAGATTTGCTAGAAGAACGTAAACTAGAAGTCGTTGATGAAAATACGATATTAGAAATTAGTACGTTTGAAGCAAAAGGTAATTCTTATGAAGCGAAAGATGGTAACCACGATGACTTGGTAATGAACTTGGTGATGCTTGGTTTCTTGGTACAAACCACTTTCTTTGCTGAAATGACAGACATTAATATCAAGAAGATGATGTTTGAACAACGTATGCAAGAGATTGAAGAGGATGTGCCTCCGTTTGGATTTAAACAAGAAGCGGAACCTGTTATAACATACGAACAAAAATTAGACCCTTGGTCTACAATAGAACTAGAGGATTATACCTAAATATCCCTTCTTATAAATAAATGCATTGAGCACTTATGTGCCGACCTTATAATGCATAACACTTATAATTTCTTTTTGCAAAGAGGAAACTAAAATGGCACTAACAGCTCCAAGTTTGTCTCCTGCTATTGTAGTTCGCGAATTCGACTTGACCCCTGTGGTCCCAAATGTCGATACTTCGCTTGCTGGATATGTAGGAGGATTCCGTTGGGGTCCTGTAGAAGTACCAACTATTATCTCCAACGAGAATGAACTCGCTGAAGAATTTGGTACGCCAGATGCACAGCACTCAGTAGATTACTTCTCCTGTGCTCAGTATCTGCGCTACTCAGGCAACCTCCAAGTATGTCGCTCTATCCCATCACCAGGAAATGGTGTCGATAGTGCGCTTAATGCATCTATGTCAGGCGCAAAAACCCTGATTAAAAACGAAGATCACTGGGAACGGCAAACTCTTTCTCAGACATTCTACGCCAAATATCCTGGCGAACTCGGCAACTCATTGGCAGTATCTGTATTTGGTGTTCTGTCTGGTGATTCAGACAACAGCAACTCTGCTACTACTACTCTATTCAACAACTGGACATACGAAGGTAAGTTTGACGATGTCCCAGGAACATCTGAGTGGGCGCAAGAGTATCCAGGAACTGTTAAGAACGATGAGATCCATGTCGCGGTAATCGACCAAGACGGTTTCATCACTGGTACTGCTGGTGAAGTCCTTGAGACTTTCCCGTATGTATCTGTAGCAGAAGGTGCTAAGACTGTTGACGGTGGCGACAACTATGTCAAGACTGTAATCAACCAAGGTTCTAAGTACGTCTGGTTTGGCGAGTGGGATTCTGCGACAAGTATTGCTGGTCCTAACTGGGGATCCGCTCCAACTTCTGGCGGTTCCATCAACTATGCTGACCAAGTATTATCATTCTCTAATGACTCTGCAACTAAGAGTTTGAGTGGTGGTGCTGATGGTCAAACGCTCGATGAGGGCGATATTGCTACTGGTTTTGATGAGTTTGAAGACGTTGAGCAAATCGACGTGTCCATCCTTATCGCACCAGGAATGGCAACCAAAACGAAACAAGTAACTGTAGTAAACGATCTCGCTGGCATCGCTGGCGTAACTCGTAAAGACTGCGTTGTTGTAACTTCACCAGACCGAGCAGCGGTTGTTAACAACATCGATCCAGTAAATGATACCTTGGAGACTACTAATGACTTCACGGCATCTTCTTACCTGATCGTAGATAACAACTACTTGCGTGTCTATGACAAGTACAACGACAACTACATCTACATCCCTGCTGCTTCCACCACTGCTGGTTTGCTTGCTGCCACGGACGCCAACTATGGTCCATGGTGGTCACCTGCTGGTGAGCGTCGCGGTGAATATGTTGGTGTAACCAACCTTGCTTACTCCCCTTCTAAAGCGGAGCGAGATGAACTGTACAAGAAGGGTGTAAACCCAATCGTTCAGTTCCCAGGACGAGGCATCTTGCTGTTTGGTGATAAGACCAAACTTGCTCGACCATCCGCATTTGATCGTATCAATGTTCGAAGGTTATTCCTTGCTCTTGAGAAAGCGGTCTCTGTCGCTTCACGAAACTTCCTGTTCGAATTCAACGACGAGTTTACTCGTGCTGAATTTGTTGCTATCGTCAACCCACTCTTACGAGAGATCAAGGCGCGACGTGGTATTCAGGACTTCTTCGTACAGTGTGACGAGAGAAACAACACCCCTGAAGTTATCGACCGCAATGAATTCATTGCGACTCTCTTCATCAAACCAGCACGTAGCATCAACTTCATCACGTTGAACTTTGTCGCTACTCGTACTGGTGCGAACTTTGAAGAGATCGTTAGCTCTGGCATTCAATTCTAACCCGAAACTACAATAAGGAGATTCTAAAATGGCAGTTCTTAATGTAGACGATTTTCGTGGTAAGTTCGCCAAAGGTGGTGCTCGTGCTAATATGTTCGAGGTCAAGGTCAACTTCCCAGGATATGCTGGTGGAGACAATGAACTTGCTTCCTTTATGGTTCGTTCCGCACAGTTGCCAGCGAGCACTGTCGGTCTGGTAGAAGTACCATTC